CATCAATCAATCAGGCCATTGGGATGATGTCGTTCATGGCATGAGAGGTCGTGAGCCTCGATCACTTGTCGAACTATCGAGAGGTAATGTTAGTGGTGGAGATATTGACGAGGCAAACGAGACCATCCTGGGTGTTCTTAATCGGGCTAACCCTGATGCGTCAATAATTACACCGCGGCGTCAAACTCCTCGCACGGGTCCATTCAAACCCCCGGCACCTGTTGTCCATCCAGACCTGCAGACTATCGAAGATGTGGTCCAGGAGCCTGTTGAGGATTTGGGTCGTGCTGGCGCGGGCGGATATGGACCCAAGCGTTTGATGGCGAAAGTGAATGACGAGCGTATCGTTCACAAGGGTTCGCCATATCATCAATCGCCTGTTGGAGCTGGTTCGCATTTCTCGCCAGCCGAAATTGCTAAGATGCCGAGGGAGAATGCAATCGCTGAGCAGACTTCTTCGAGATTGTCAAACGCATTCAATAAGAAGACTCCTCCAGCTACAGCAGTTGCAGAAGGTGGAATCATCCTGCCGTTTGAGCATGGTAATTTCAGTGCTTGGCACGAGTTCCCATACCCCGAGGAGCAAGCCTACGCGCAAGACCCTGAGGTAGTTAAGCAGGTAGCCCGAGAAATGGTCGGTGATACTTACCTGAAAATTCCCGACAGACATCCAGGTCAGTTTATCTATGACCCAAGCAGAAGGCTGTTCATTGGTGTAGATAAAGGTCAAGCAGACCTAGATGCAATCCAACGTGGATTGCCACTGCCTCCGGGTGGTATCTATGGTGGTTTCTATGATAAGGTGCGCCGTAATGGCGTCTTCAATCAAATTGCGTCGCAGAGGCCAGACTTCTTCACAGACGCTGCTGGAGAAATTCGGCAGATTCCTGAGGCTCATATTCGTAGTATCCTCGACCCGTGGGTGAAGGAAGCGGGATTAAATAGCTCTGAGTCTGACGATTTGGTCCGCAACATGATGCAACGGATGCATGACCCGAATTATTGGTCGAACTTCCATTCCGGACACATAAAGTAATGTATCCTCCAACCGAAGACCAGATGGACCCGGCGATGCTCCCACCTGAGGAGATGTTTCCCCCGGACGAGCTCGGCCTCGTTCCGCAGGAGGATACTAACCTCGAGGAAGAGGAGCAGGAGGTCAATCCTGAGGATGTCTATCCCAAGGAGATTACAGATGCTCTCCTCCGTATCAGGGACCACCTCTGCATCCCTGAGCGGTCGGTTCGTGAAGCCTACGTAAAGCGTCTGAAGAAGCTGGAGTGCTACTGGAACAACCTTCAGTATATCTACTGGGATGCCATCGCTCGGGACTATCGTGACTACCAAGACCGCACTAATGTTGGCTTCGAAGACCCACAGGCGGACACCGATGTTCAAGCTATTGCAAAGGTTGTCAATATCTACAAAGCCCACGGACAGGCGTGGATTTCGGCGATTGCTGCGGGCATTCCTTACGTCAGATTCTTCCCTGACGATGCGGATAACGCCAGCGACGTCCAGACAGCCAAAGCCTACTCGAAGATTGCCGAACTCGTCCAGCGACACAACCAATCCGAAGTTCTATTTCTGAGGGCACTTTACCTTCTATTCAACACTGGAGTCGTCTTTGCCTACAATGAGCTCAAAACTCGAAAAGAGTTCGGCACATTCCGTGAGCCAATCCCTGGTCAGGAAACGCTTGTCAATCGCACTTACTTCTGTCCGGCGTGCGGCGCACCCTCAGGTGAGGAACCTGCAATCGACCCAGCGACAGCAATGCCTCCTCAGGAGCAGCAATGCCAGAGCTGCGGAGTCGTTGCTCCTCCGGAAATCCAGGACCAAGAAGAAACGTTTGACACGATTGTCGGGTATAACGATCGGCCCAAGAGTCGTGAAGTCCTTCGTGTATTTGGACCCCTGCACGTGGAGGTCCCGCATTACATTTCCAAACTAGACGAGACACCGTATCTCAGGTTCGTCACGGAGGAGCCAGTAGGGCTTATCCAGGAGACATATCCTGAGTTCGCGCACCTCATCAAGGCCAGCTACGATACGGACGAAATCGAGCGATGGGCACGTAACGATCGCCGCTATGCTGGTGAATGGCAAGACAACATCTGCACCGTCGCCAGGATGTGGTTCCGGCCCTGGTCTTTCAATGCGTGGGGCGATACCAAAGACGAGATTGTAGTCCGCCTCAAGAAAGAGTATCCCGAGGGCTGCTACGTCGTCATCGTCAACAACGACCTGGTAGTCGAGATTCTCCCCGACGTGCTCGATGACCACTGGACGGCCACAATGTCGCCGTTCTCCGAGCACATTCATGCTGAACCTGAGGGCCAATCTCTGGTCCCGATTCAGGACATGACCAATGAGCTATCCAACATCACGCTGGAGACCATCGAGTTCGGAATACCAGAAACATTTGCTGACCCGTCTGTGCTCGACTTCGAAAACTACTCCAAGTCAGAAGCGCGACCGGGCATGGTTAATCAAGCAAAAGCTCCTTCAGGACAGAATCTCTCAGCAGGCTTCCATGACATTAAGGCTGCGAGCCTCTCTCAGGAAGTGGAGATGTTTGCTGACCGTCTGGATAGCTCGGCTCAATTCGTGGTTGGGACCTTCCCTACTATCTATGGCGGTGCTATTGAAGGAGGCTCCGGAACTGCTCGTGAGTATGAGCTGAGCCGCGCACAAGCTCTCCAGAGACTCTCAGGGACATGGACCGTCCTGAAGATTTGGTGGTCCCAGGTCATGAGCAAGTCCGTCCGGTCCTTCGCCAAGAACATGACGCAGGATGAGAAGTTCGTGAAAGAGCAGGGACAGAGTTTTGTCAACACGTGGATTCGTAAGGCCGAACTTCAAGGTAAGGTGGGCGAGATCGAACCCGAAACCAGCGAGGCCTTTCCTATCTCATGGGCACAGAAGCGCGACGTTCTTCTTCAACTTATCCAGATGCAAGACCCCCAGATCGGTCAAATTTTCATGCATCCGGAGAATACCTCTTTCGTTGCCGAACTCATCGGCATGGAAGACCTCTACATCCCCGGTGACGACGACAGGAATAAGCAGCTCATAGAGATTGCCCAGCTCATCATGGCCCAGCCGACTCCAACAGGAATCGACCCCATGACTGGGCAGGAAATGTTCCAATCCTCTGTTCCAGTTGACCAGGATGTAGACCGGCACGAGATTGAGGCTGAAATCTGCCTCTCTTGGCTGAAGTCGCCGGTCGGCATGGATACGAAGGAGAACAATCCTGCAGCATGGATGAACGTGCGTGCTCACTTCATGGAGCATACGCAAATCATCCAGATGCAGATGCAGATGCAACAGCAAGCTCAGATGCAAGCTGAAGGCGGCGAAGAAGCTGGTGGCGAGGGCGCTATGGAACCGCCCGCATAAGGAGACGTGATGGCTGACGATGACATGGACATCTTAAATGATGTCGGAGACCCTGGCAATGCTGGTGAACAGGGCACCAGTGACTCCGCGGAACCGGAAGTCGATGACGATGCTGTCGATGAAGGTGCCGAAGACGATGGCGAGGTCGAGGATGAGGGTGAAGAAGAGGACGAAGCACCTGAAGGCGAAGGGGAAGCAGAGGGCGAAGAAAAAGCTCAAGCAGAACCTGCTGTTGAAGGCCGACCAACCTATCAAGAACTGAAGAAGGCTGACCCGGATATCTTCAAGAAGGTTCCGGGACTGAAGGACATTTTCTTCCGGGAGCAGAAGTTCTCGGAGACTTTCGCGACCGTTGAGGAAGCACAGACCGCGGCTCGTAAGTCGGAGGACTTCGACGTCATCGAAGCGAGCCTCCTGAATGGCGACCCGAGTCTTGTGTTCCAGCAGCTCGCGCGCAACGCACCCGGCTCCGTTCCTCTGCTGGTGGACAACTTCTTGCCCGCTATTCAGAGACTGAGCAAGGACCTCTACGTGCGGGCTACGATGCCCGTGCTGGAAGATCTCATTCGCATTACCTACAATGATGGTAAGCGTCTGAACGACAAGAATCTGATGTATGCTGCTGGGCACATTGCCAAGCACGTCTTCGGAGAGCCTCGCATCCCAGAGCCCAGGACACAATCAACGGGACCTCATCCTGCGGAGGTCCAGCTCAGGGAAGAACGGAACCGGCACTTCAACGAGCGGTATGGGTCGTTCAATTACGACCTCGCGACCGAGTCATACACTCGTTTGGAGAGGATTGCAGACCGGGGCATCAACGATCCGGAAAGCAAGCTGAACGGCTTCACTCGAAAGGCCATCACCAAAGAGGCATTAGCCGAACTCGACGAACGGTTGGGTGGGGATCAGCAACTCAACCAGACACTGCGCCAGCTGTGGAAGCGCGCGACCGTCGGCGGGTTTACGAAGGAGCACAAAGAGGCGATACTCAACGCGCACCTCTCGCGTGCAAAGCAGCTCCTTCCCGGCATCCGAAACAGGATGGTGGCAGAGGCTCTTGGTCAAAAGGTCAAGAGCAACAACAACAGGCAGAAGCGTGATATCCCGAGCGGCGGTCGTGGGGCCGTTGGTGGACGTGGGATGAATCGGATCAATCCTCGGAACATCGATTGGTCCAAGACATCTGACGAAGACATTCTCGCTGGGAAAGTCACGACGAGGAAGTAACAATCATGGCGCAGACAGAACTTCAGGTCAACGCCACCGAGCTGGAAAACGTCCAGGAGAAGGTTCCGGTCCTGTTCGAGCGCGAGGCCACGTTCTACTCGCAGATCGAAAAGCGGCCAGTGGACAAGGTATCCGCACGTGACATGCGGGTGCCCCTGGAGATTTCCCCCGGTGGCCTGTTCGGGCACTTTGAACCGGCTGGCGGCGACCTCGGTCGCGGTGAAGGGCCAGAGTTCGACAAGGCCCTCGTGTCAACCACCAACCTGAAGCACGCGGTTGAGTGGCAGACCAAGGCTCAGTGGGCAACGGACGACGCCCGCAAGGCCCGCATCAACACGTTCCGCCACATGATGGCAACCTCCATGAAGGAGTTCCGTCGTGCAGTGGATTCGCTGTGCATGACCAACGGCACAGGCACGATGGCGACCATCTCGGGCGTCAGCACCGTAGGCGGCAAGGACACCTACACGCTGGCAACTGACGGGTTCGGCGCGCGCCTGCTCCGTAAGAAGCACTTCTACAGCGTCTACGACTCGACGCTGGCAACTCGGAAGCCGTTCACGACGCTCGGTGCCCTCAACGGTGAGGGTCCCATCGAGTATTACGACGGCCCGAACAAGCAGGTTCGCTTCAACGCGACGGTTGCAGCACCTGCCGTGGCTGGTGACAAGCTGGTCGTCTCGGGGCTGACGGCGACTCCGCCGGTTTCGCTCCTCGGCGTCCCCTATCACCACAACAACGCTTCCGTTGGAAGCTGGCTCGGTATGGACCGTGCCCTCATCCCGGAGATTCGAGCGAACCGCGTTGCAGCGGCAAACTCGGCCTTCGCGATTCCCTTCCCACGGCTCGCAGTCAACAAGGTGTCCGACCGCGTTGGTTTCGACTCCGTGATGAAGATGGAAGCCTGGATGCACCCCGCGCAGGTGCAAGCATACGAAGAGTATGGCCAGCTGGTCTCCATCATCAACAAGCAGGCGAAGGAGGAAGGCCTCAACGTCTACTTCAACGACAACATGCAGATGGCCGGTGTGGGCATCCGCAAGTCCAACTCGTGGGACAAGACCCGCATCGACTTCATCGTGAAGGAAGTGTGGGGTCGGGCGGAGATGAAGGCGGCAGGATTCTACGATGTCGATGGCCGGAAGGTCTTCGAGATTCGTGGAGCTTCGGGCGGCGTTGCGGCGAGCCAGGTGTATTACATCGTGGCGAGCTTCAACCTGTTCGTCAACAATCCGGCTGCTTGCGTCTACATCGACCAGCTGGCCGTTCCAGCGGGCTACTAGTCAACGTAGGGCGGGGGGAGTGCCGGGACACTCCCTCCGTCAGGCTAATCATGGATACAAAGCTTCTCAAGCAAGTGAACGACCTGCTGGCGCGTGAGCTAGGAGAGTCGCTCTTTAATCGTCCGAACTATCGAGTTATCTGGTCTACTGGTGAGACTGAAAAGAGATTTGGAACCTTCAGCGACTACTATGGAAAGATATTCCTTAGGACTGTCTCTGAGGTTCGAACTGTCTTAAAGTATCCCAACGATCAGGACCGCTGGATTTTGGAGCGTATCCAGTCGGCGGTAGGGAATCCTGAGTTGACGGAAGACTTTAGTTACGAGCCGATCTACGTGTTCAAAGACAAGCGGGGATTCCACCTCCCCCTGAACATGAGGGTTATCGAGTTTCTCGTAAAGCGCATCAAGCAACCTCCTTCAACTCAGGAGATTCGCACTCAGATGGAAGAAGAAGAAGCTGCTGCGGAGGAACGAGAAGTTGAGGAGTTCCTCGCTATCATTCACGACTCAGGGCGCTCTACGTTGTTCGCCTACGAAGACTCCGTGTTTCTGGATTCGACGAAAAGGAAGGTTACGTAATGGAATCGGCAACGCTCGTATCAATCGTCCCATGCACCATCCGAGAGCAGAAGCCCATCCTCCCATCCGAGTTCTACCTGGATGCTGGCAGTTTCCAGAAGCCGTCCATTCTGCTCGTGGGCAAGGGGATTAACGACATTTACGTCGGTGAGGGTCGTGGACAGGCTGGCCCGGAACGGTCGGTCATTCGTGTCCC